ATCTGCGGCTGTGTCTTAATGCTAGTTAATGTTATAAGAAGCGTTAAATTGGAAGATAAAATTTATAGGGCAAAAGAATATTGCTCGGTAAATCTTGATGTTGATGGGAATTCATCCGACGTCAAGAATTATCTAAAAAGTGGCGCACTTAAAAAAGCTAAAATTAAAAAGGTTGAAAAATAATGGGTACTTTTAATTTGAACGAGGTCACATTAACAGCGAAAATTGTTGATGTTTCGACCGCTGGACAGGTTTATATTCCTGTCCCCGATGATTACGCTGGCGATATTGTCGAAATAAGATCAGCTATCGACGGAGCAATTGGTACTGCTGATGTTGATTTTACTGCAAAAATTGGCGGCACGGCTGTTACCGATGGTGTAATTACTGTTGCTTATTCTGGATCAGCGGCGGGCGATGTTGACGTAACAAGACCTACAGCAGCGAGAACTGTTCGTGGTGGCGATGCTATCGAAATAGAAACAGACGGCGCAAGCACTAACACTGTTGCGGCAGAAATCGTGGTAGTAATCAAACGATGAAAAGATTATTGAGCTCGGTAAACGGCATAACAGAAACTTTCGAGAAAGATAAAGCCGAAAATAAGATTGTTATTTGTCAGACTCAAGATGTTGAGCCTGAGATTGAAGCCAATAAAGCCGAGCTTAATAATAATTCGGAAAACTGGAAAGGTGATTTACACAAAGTTGCCTCAATTCCGTTGATCGTTGTAGAGCAATGGTGGAAAGAATTAAAAGGCGATCCTTTCTCAAAAGAAAATAGGGCATGGCTAAAGCGTAAACTCAACTCAAATGAATTTATGTACTTTAGAACTAAGGCAGGCAGAATATAATGGCGTTAGCTAATTATCAGAATTTAAAAGACTCGGCTATTGCGTGGTCGCATCGTGCTGACCTTGATCTATTGATTGATGACTTTATTTTATTAGCTGAAAACGAGTTTTATTCTAATCCTGTTGAGACTTTGAGCTTGCGTGTAATGGAAGGGCAAGCGACAGCGACAGCAAGCACATCATCAAGACAGGTTACTTTGCCTGCTGATTTTTTATCAAATCGTAGAATACGATTGCAATTATCAACAGGCGATCATGGAGAATTAAAATATCGTGCGCCAGAGCAAATGGTTATCCAGGGCGCAAGTGGCCAGCCAAGATATTATACGATCACTGATGTTTTGGAATTTGATAGAACGCCCGATACTGCGTACACAGTTGAATTTCAATATTTTAAAAAAATAGCGGCTTTAACAAGCGAAGCGACAACTAACGATATTTTAACAAATTACCCAAATATTTATCTTTACGGCGTTTTACATCAAGCGTTTTTATATGCGACTGATGAAGTAGAGGCGGCAAAATGGCAGCGTAAATTTATCAGCGCAATTAAGGGCGCAAATAGAAAAGATAAAAAAGGTCGTTTTGGTACAGCTCCAGCAATGAGAATTGAGGGTGCAACTCCGTGAGCTTTAAAAGCATTCCTGTTAATGTTGCGGGTGGTTCTTATACTGATAGAAGTAAGCCGTTATCGTCACAAGAAACAAGAAACTTTTATCCAGAATTGACACAACAAGGCAAAGAAAAGTTTGTCATTAAATCGTTTCAAGGGCAAAAAGCTTTCGGTGCGGGAACAGCGGGTGCAGATCGTGGCGTGCATCAAATGGCAGAGATTTGTTACAGAGTTGTAGGCACGACTCTGTATTCAGTCGCATCAAATGGAACACATACGAGCAAAGGCACAATAAGTGGCTCTGATCGTGTCATATTTGCCGATGACGGGGTTAATATGTTCATGTGCCATAATAGCGGTACTGTTAGCTATTACAGTGCGTCAAGCGGAGTTATTGCAGCAGTAAGCGATTCAGATATAACAGGCGCTCAAAGTGTAGCGTTTATTAATAATCAATTTGCTTATACATTTCCAACTCAAACAGTTTTTAGTGATGTTGGGGATGGTACAAGCGCAAGCGGATTAAATGCAGTGGGCGCAGAATCAAGTCCAGATAATTTAGTTCGGGATTATACTTTTGATCAAATTTTATATAGATTCGGCAAGCGCACGACAGAGACATGGTATAACTCAGGTGTTGGGACTCCACCATTTGCAAAAGTAGAGGGTCAATTTTTCAATGTAGGATTGCAAGCTATTCACAGCATTGCAGCATCAAATGATTATATTTATTGGCTAGGCGACGATAAACAGGTCTATAGAGGTCGAGGTGGACAAGCTGAAATCATAAGTACATCTGCTATTTCTGCGGCTATTTATGATTATTCAGATGCAACAGACGCATATAGTTATGTTTTACGAATAGATAATAAAGTCATGTTTTTTATCACGTTTCCAACAGCAGATAAAACATGGGCTTTAGTTGAAGAATTGGGAGATTTAGGCTGGTTTGAATTATCCAGAGGTGTTAACGCTGGATATTATAACGCTGGCTCAATGTTGTATTGTTACGGCAAAAACCTAATTGGCGATATATCAAGCGGTGATTTATACGAACTTGATTACGACACATACGACCAAAACGGAGCAACATGGCAACGGAGACGAATTCTATCATCAATAAACGGTGATATGCTAGGCGCAAAAGGTAAACGTGTTCAGATGTCACGTTTTGAGTTAATCATGGAAACTGGCGTGGGTTTAATCTCAGGTCAAGGAAGTGACCCACAAATTGTACTTGAAGCAAGTTATGATGGTGGCAGAACATGGGCGGCTGAGGGCTGGGCAAGTGTCGGGAAGATCGGGCAGTTAGGCGATAATGTTATTCGTGTTGAATGGTTTAGTTTAACAAGTTTCTACAATATGGATTTACGATTAACAACAAGTGATCCAGTTGCCTATAATATATATAGTGGCGTGATTGATTTGCGTTTAGCAGGTCGGTAGATGGTTGATGTTAATCCTCCACCACAGTTAAGAATGCCTAATCAGCTTAGGCAGAATAGAGAAGTTAGTAATTATTTCATTCAGCTTGAAAAAATACTATTCCAGTTGTGGAGTAAAACAGGTGGCGGTGATGATCTTATATTAGAGTATTCAGATCATGGCAACCTTAGTGGGTTATCAGATGATGACCATGTAAACTATTTAAACACTACAAGACATGATGCTATAGCGTTAAATCCGCATGGCGTGACATTTACGCAAGCAGTTGCAGAAGATACAGGGACAGACATTACAGCAGCAGAAGCGGAACAATTAACAGATGGTTCTTATTCTCAAGATTTACACGTTCACGAAAGTATAGCTATTAAAACAGCAAATTATACAACAGTGCAAAGTGAAACGGTTATTTGTACAAATACAAGCGAGATAACTATTACGCTAAATGCAACGCCAGTGGATAAAGAAATTATTTCTGTTAAAAGTACAACAACGAACATAGTAAACGTAACATCTAGCAAGTTAATCGATGGAGAAACGACTATAATTATTACAAGCAAATACGATTGCCCAAAAATCATATATTCATCAACACAAGATACTTGGTTTATTGTATGAGTTATTATAACAATGTTACCGCATCATTTGGCGATAGTCCGAGTATTGATGCGTTTGCAAGATTAAGAGTTTCAAACCCATATACACTGTTTGATTCTAAACAAATTCACAGTAAACAGCCGTTATTTTGGGATGATCAGGAAGTAAGTGGAGGGAGCACAACATCAACATGGAATCAGGATACAGCATCGACAGTATTGGCTGTAGGTGCGACAACCGCTGGAAATAGGGTTCGTCAAACCTTTATGCGACACAACTACCAGCCGGGCAAGTCTCAGTTGATATTTGCAACTGGAACACTTGATTTATCAGGCGGTGGAACAGGAATTACACGCTCACTTGGCTATTATGATGATAATAATGGAGTGTTTATTTTAGATGACGAGGGAACGTATAAATTAGTAAAAAGAACATATACGTCAGGATCAGCAGTTGACACAGAAGTTGCGCAATCGAGTTGGAATCTTGATGTTATGGACGGAACAGGTGCAAGCGGTGTAACACTAGATTTTACGAAATCTATGATTTTAATGGTTGATTTCGAGTGGTTAGGAGTTGGCAGACTACGCATGGGATTTGTCATAGGCGGAGTTCCTATATATGTACATGAATTTTTACACGCCAATAGTTTGCAAGGCGTTTATATGTCTACGCCCAATCTGCCGCTAAGATGTGAAATAACAAACGATGGGACGGGTGCGGCTAGTTCTATAGAGCATATTTGTGGAACGGTAATTAGTGAGGGCGGTGTACAGGCGGTTGGTGTTAATCATACTCACGCAACAGAAGATACTGCAATAAATGCAAACACATCAGGAACAAAATATGCTTTAGTTGGTATCAAATTAAAAGCTGCTAACTTAGATGCAACGGTTGAGTTAGTATCGGCTTCAATAATGACAGCAACAGCCGATGATTACCATTGGGAAATTATACACAATCCCACGGTTGCAGGGTCACCGTCATGGAGTGATAAAACAAATTCAACAGTGCAAGTTGCAATAGGTGAGGGATCAAACCCATCAACAACAACAGTGACGGGAGGTCATGTAATGGCATCTGGTTATGCAAAATCAGGAACTAACTCAGGTGCTATTGAAGCAAATATTAGATCACAATTAAGATTAGGTGCGGCAATTGACGGAACAGTTGACGAACAATGGTTGGTAGTTATGCCATTAAGTTCAAATGCAGATGTGTATGGTGCAATGTCTTGGCGGGAAATTAGTTGATATGAATAGAGATTTAATTGACAATTCAAGCAAGTTTCTTGAAAGTGCACAGGAATTCGAAAACGAACTGTTAAAGTACGAGCAAATAGACTTAAATGTTAAACATTTTTACATAAATGGAATGTACGCAAGAGAAATAACAATTCCCAAAGGCGCAATGATAACGAGTCGTGTTCATGCTTATGGTTATGTTGATATTATGATTAGTGGAGACATTACAATTATTACTGACGCAGGAAAGTCGAGCTATTCAGGATATAATCTATTTGAAGGTTTTGCGGGTAAAAAACGTGTTGGTTTGGCTCATACAGAAGTAAAATGGATAACCATTCATAATGTACCAAATAGAGATGATGCAAGCGAAAATTTTTATGATAAATTAACTTATGATTCTGTTGATAGCTATAGCGAATTTGCCAAAGAACAAAATAAAATTAGCTACGAAAAGGCATTAGAAGTTATCGGCGTTTCAGCAGATACAGTTGATGAGCAATCGAAAAATACAAAAGATATCGACACTACTACAGATAGCAAGTTTTCATTAGATAATTCAACCATTGACGGATTTGGATTGTTTTCAAAAGAATTTTATAATGCTGGCGATGTAATTGGATGTGCAAGAAAAGACGGGTTAAGAACGATCTTAGGAAGAAAAGTTAATCATAGTTACAACCCTAATTTATTAGCAGAAGAAAGAGATGGTGATATTGTTTTTATTGCATCTAGGCTAATAAGAATGGGTGACGAATTGTTTAATGACTATATTCAAACACGCTTAATGAGCAAGGGTAAAGGTGAATTATGAGCGCAGTAACAACAGCAGTTGTGGGTAGTGCAATAATAGGCGGCTATTCTAGCAATAGAGCGGCTAAAAAACAAGCGGACGCAGCAAGAGATGCGGCAGGAATACAGGCTCAAGCGGGTAGCGATCAAATAGCGTTACAGCGTGAAGCAATAGCGGCACAAGAGGCAGCCGTTGGGCGCTCAAGAGAAATACTTCAACCGTTGTCCGGCATTGGAGCAAGAGCAGCGCAAGAGTCACAATTTTTAGCTAATCCGCAAGCGCAATTTGACTTTTTACAAAGCAATCCATTGTTTAATTTAGCACTTGAAAACGCTAATAAACAAACTAAAAATATTGCTGCGGCACAAGGCAGATTATCAAGCGGTGATACATTGCAGCAGTTAAGTAATAATGTTTTGTTACAATCACAACCACTAATCAATGCGCAACGTCAAGATGTTAATAATTTGTTAAGTGCAGGAATTGGAATAGATCAAACAAGGGCTAATACAGAATTAGGTTTAGGAACTAACACGGCTAATTTATTAAGCGGGATAGGTGACACAACATCGAGTATAGGCGCAGCGCAAGCAGCAGGTGTTATGGGTGCGGGAAATGCAAGAGCAGGGGCGTTAGGTCAAGGAATTGATACAGCAGGCGGATTATTGTCTATGGGTCGATTAGTGCAAGGTTTTGGTGGCGGTGCAGGTGGTGGTGCAGGTATCGGTTCACTAGGTGGTGGACAAATCAACCAAGGTTTAGGCACTGGCGGTGGTGGCGCAGGATTGTTAAACATGGGAAGCATGGGTTTTCAGGGGGTAACATAATGGCAATTGATCCAAGGATTAGTTTAGCGGGCGTTACTCCAAACATCGGAGCTAACTTTCAAAACGCATTATTAAATATTCAGCGAGCGCAACAAATAGCGACAGCAGAGGAACAATTGCCATTGCAGAATCAGTTGTTACAGCAACGGGCTTTGGCAGGGCAGCAAGAGTTAGAGCAGCAACAATTACAAGCGCCATTACAAAATCAATTATTACAAGCACAAGCGCAAGCTGGAGGTATTAGCCTACAAAACGCACAACAGAAACAAGTAACAGATTTGCAAGAATCTGAGAGGAACTTGATCTTTAATACAGCTTCATTAGCACAAGCGCAAACAACTAGCCAGGGCAAAGCAGAAGTGTTGAGAAATGCAGCGTTACAGGCGCAGGAATTGGGTTTAAACCCAGAATTATTCTCAAGAGGTGAGCAGGTTTATATGTCTGGTGATGAAGATCAAATAAATACTGCAAATGCTAATGTCGAGAATATTGTTGCTGCTGGAATTCAGCAGGGTGTTTTAAGTCAAAATGTTAAGCCTGTACAATTTGGCAGCACAGTTACAGCCAAAGATAAAAGCGGAAACCTTTACTCTATAACTACAAAGAGAAATCCAACTGACGGGTCAGTGCAAACAGTCACATCACCTTTCGCTGGCGCACCACAGAAACCGTCAGGACAATTATCTATTATAGGCAGTACAGGCTTGACAGGTGAAGAACAAGTTGTGCAAGCGGGCAAGAAAACGGCAGCGATAGAGGGTGAAAAGACAACAGCAGAAGTGGAAAGGGAAAAAGTTGTTACATCTAAAAGATTGGAAAACATTAAAAAACAAATAG